TGCGATGTAATAGATTCTGATTGCCAAATTCAGCATGCTTCCTCCTTTCCTCGCTCATATCCCCTCTTATAGCCCTTAAGATACAGCGAATCCGTTGCATAGTCCTTGATATACCAGATAACCCCCGTGAGTGCTGCCCCTGCGACAAATCCGATAATTCCAATCATGCTTTCCCTCCTCTCCACAAATCCTCCACATAATCCTTCGCTTCCTTCAGCGTGCTCATCCGTTTGATTTCCTCGCCGTCCCTCAGCACCACGAAGCTGTTGACGACCCGGTTCGGGCTCTGCTCCCGCCTGCTCTCGATCTCGTACGGCGTCCCCATTCCTCCGTACCAGATGGAGCGGCTGCCGGTCGCCTTGTAGTTGTATCCGGTCTTAACCCATCTGATCATTTTTCTCCCTTTCTTTCGATTCTTCTTCCAGCTGATCAAGGACGGCCCTCACGAGCCCGAATGCCATCTGCCCATGTCCATACCTCTGCTGGAAAGCACCTGCTTCCTCCACCAGCTTTATCCAATTATCGTCCTGATCGTTCCGGGTGCCGCGATACTTCCTGTAAAGCCGCCAGGCATCCACGAACATCTGGTATATCGTCTTCAAGTCATCCATCGCTCACCTCCTCGATCCTGATATAGATCCCCGGATGTTTCGCCCAGAACTTTTCGACCAGCTCGCTGCAAACGAGCGCATCGTCTCGCCAGAAATGAAGATCTGTCATAACATCCTTGAGCATCTTCTGCAGATTGTCTGTATCGGGTTTCGTCGTCCGATACTCGCCGTTTCGGTGTCTCCCGTTGGCAGGAAAGCACCACCTCACGATCAGCCGGACCCCATCCTCATACGGCACATCCGGTCTGTGCGGAGCAAGATAGGCTTTTAATTTTGCCCTGGCCTCCTTCAGCTCCGGAGGATCATAAAAGATTGGTTTCCCTCTTCGCACATCGACCTGCTTCTCCTGGTGCGTGACCGTCGGCGGGATCATCGCCGCAAAAAACTCTGTCATTCCGCACCCTCCAAACTAAGATCAGTCATCAGCTCCACGTAGTCGAAGAAGCTCGCGATATCCGCGAAGGATATCTTTCCGTTCGGATCGATGTTCTGTTCAAAGCACCAATCCCGGAACAGATTCTCGAGCATTTCTTTCATCGTTTTTCTCCTCTCTTTTTGTCTCGCGCCGCATGTGTAGGTGGGTCCCCTTTTGGAACAAAGGGGCGGACTCAGAGCCCCCTTTGTCCAAAGGGTACCAACACATGCAAATGTGGCTATATACCCCCGTAGGGGGTACCGTATTTTGCAGCGTGCAAAATAGGAAATTTCGTCCTTTTTTGCAAATATGTGCAAAATAGGAAATTTCGTCCTTTTTTGCATGCATCAATTGTTGCGAAGATAGCCGTTTGAATCGATGCTGTACTTGCCGTCAAACAGTTTTAATCGGTCCTTGAGCGTGCGTTCTTTATACTTGACATTCCTCAAAAATTCGTCTACTTTGACCTTCCCGCTGCCATCGACATCCAGCATTTCAAATATCTCTTCGAACTCTGCGCGGGCATCATTCTTTCTTTCTTCAGGCGTCTTATCCGCTCGCTTTCCGGACTTCGCAAGATTGCGTTTGCTTCTCGATCTTCCGTCCTCGTCTGGCCTGATATCCTGCAGCATGCCGGTTTCATCGACCTCGTGGATCGGATGCTTGAACCAGATATCAACAGGCTTGAACCGCTTGAACTCTCGAAGGGTCCCATCCACCCGAAGTCCCGTATAGCCGTCCGCCTCGTCCTCGGCAGCCCGCATGATGCTGCCAAAATCCTCGAGCCAGTCCGCGAAGCCGGTCCGCTCCTTCACGGCGTTGTAGTAGTCCTCGATCATGTTGAAGTCATGCGCCTGTGGAAGATCCGCCCACACATCTTTATGATTCTCCCTGAGCCATTCGCTTCCCGCTTCCAGTGCCGCACTCCTCACCGTCTGGCGCTTTGCATCCTCTGTGAGCGGCAGCTCGATCAGGTCGAGCAGCGCGTCAGGATCACGGCCGAAGACACCGGATCCGGATGCTCTGTCCATGGACTTCTTGCCGCCCTGGGCTCCCTTGCTGTGGTGGTGTACATATACGACCGCTGCGCCGGTCTCCGTGGCGATCCGGTCGAACTGGTTGCAGAACTTCGCCATCTGTTCGGCAGAGTTCTCGTCGCCGGTCAGCACCTTATAGATCGGGTCGATGACGATCGCCTTGTAGCTGTGCTTTTTCGCCCGCCTGACGAGCTTCGGAACAAGCTTGTCGATACTTTCCGTCCGCCCTCTCAGGTTCCATATATCAAGTTGCCGGAATGCCTCGCGTGGCACGCCTGCGGCCTCGCAGACGTCCTTAAATCGATGCAGGCAGCTATTCCTATCCAGCTCGAGGTTGACGTACAGGACGCGCCCCTGAGCGCATTTCCAGCCAATCCATGACCTGCCGGATGCAACTGCCAGACAGAACTCGATGAGCAGGAAGGACTTCCCTGTCTTGGAGCCGCCGACGATCAGCATCTTGTGGCCTTCCCGGAGCACTCCCGAGACAAGTTCAGGCGCCATTGGTGGGAGATTGTCGATGATGTCATAGATATTCTCGAAATCTGGCAGATCATCATTTACGGATTCGATGTACTCTTTCCATTCGTCCCACGACCGCTTACCGATATTCGTGTCTACGATGTACTGCTTCTGTTTTCCCCTAATGCATCCCGGCAGCCGGGAGAGCCTCGACGGATTCTTGTTCTGCTCGTCGATGCTCATGCCATTTTTCTGGCATATCTTGTACAGGAAGTTGACTCGTGTTTTGTATTCCGCGTAATTCGTCGCATCGATCCGAACAATGGCGTGCAGGCTCTTCCCGCCTGAATGCACGAGGACCGCGACGGGAAGCTCAAGCTCCCGGATCAGTGCGTTCTGCTTCTCGACTGCGAGTGTGTCAGACTCAACGAGAGCGTAGCGGAATTCGGTCACATTCTCGTTTTTACCGCCTTTACCATCGAGAGGATTGAAGCGCACCCACGCCCCTGCCTCCTTGTTGTAATCGCCGATCGCGGCCCCTATGTCATCACCGCAGGTGTCGAGACGCTCCAGTATCTCGCTGACCGTGAATGACATGCCTGCATTCCTGGGGATATATTTCTTCCTTTCGTCATCCATACGGCTTTGAACGACAAGGCCAATGGTCTCGTTCGGCTCGAAGAGCGTTTCGAGATATCGCTTTACTTCCCTCGCCGGATGCCACTTGTCCGGCTCTTTTACCTCCCGATCTTCCACCCAGCCGGGATCTATGATCTTACCGTCAGCGATAAATTCAGAATCCCAGTCCAGGAATCCGCTCTGGATCTCCGCTGTCGGGTTCCACCCGTGATCAATGGCGAGCTGGTAGATCGTCCCGCCCGTGACGGGCTCCGCTGAGCCGTGGAAGGTTTCCCACTTCCGGAGGCACTCTCCTTCGTGATACCTTGCGCGGTCTTTTGCGCTCCACGCCTCCCAGTCCTGAGCAGTATAGCCCTCGTATTTGAGGGCCATTCCCACCTCGGTCCATTCGGAATATGAACATGATCCCGGATCCAGATGATCCAATATCTCTCTCAAATCATTCATTGAACATTACCCGCTGCTGTGATGGCGGAATGTACTCCACCGGATAGATCCCTCTCGGGATCCGCCAGCCGTTCCCGGCTATCCTGTCGATCATCCGCCGTGCCTCGTCGAACTGCCATGTACCTACATGCTGGAATCCTTTGTTCTCCAGGAATCGGATCTGCTTCGGTGTGGTCAGCCCTTCCTCTCTCCGCTTGTGGAGCCGATCGAGGATCTTGGCTGCCTTACCGGCATTTTCTACGCTTTCCGGGAAGATCCCGAATTTCTCAAGCGTCTGCTTCTGCTTGTCGCTTGCCGGGGCCATTTCCCATCCGAAGGACGGAACATAGCCGGATAGATCCTCAGCCTGTATGGACATCTCAAACTGCAACGGATCCACGAGCTTCCGCTTTCTGGTCCTCATGGCTGCGAGTTCCTTCGCTAGAGCTTCCTCGCGCTGAGCAACAACATCTTCCGAAGCCTTCTGCTCTGCCTCTTCGAGATCCATTTCCGCGCCGGCATTCTCTTCCAGATTCTTTGTCATCTGTTCTGCAACATCCGGAGATTCGCAGATCAGCGACGCGGGCCTGCACAGCTCGTGCTTCTCGGTCATCCAGAGGAAATCAAGCAGGAGTAAATGGTCTTTTCCCGGAGAGAGCCGTGTTCCTCGCCCTACCATCTGGCAGTACAGCCCTCTGACCTTCGTCGGTCTCAGGACGACAATACAGTCGACGCTCGGACAGTCCCATCCTTCCGTGAGGAGCATGGAATTGCAGAGGACGTTGTATTTTCCCGCTTCGAAGTCTGCGAGGATCTCAGCCCTGTCTTCGCTCTCGCCATTCACCTCCGCCGCCCTGAAGCCCCGGTCGTTCAGGATGTCCCTGAATTTCTGACTGGTCGCAATCAGCGGAAGGAACACGACTGTCTTCTTGTCCATGCAGTGCTCTGCCATCTGGTCGGCTATCTGATCAAGATACGGATCCAGAGCCGTTCCGATCTCTCCTACCTTGTAATCGCCGGCAGAAATGCCGACCTTCGAAATATCCAGCTTCAGCGGAATCGTGAGTGCTTTGATTCTGCAGAGATATCCCTGCTTAATGGCCTGCGTAATACGGTATTCATAAGCAAGTGTGTCGAATACCTCACCCAGGTTCTTAAGGTCTCCCCTCTCCGGGGTAGCTGTAACCCCGAGGACTTTCGCCTTGTCGAAGTAATCAAGGACATTCCGATATGATGGAGACAGCGCGTGATGCGCCTCGTCGATGATGATCGTGTTGAAATAATCCGGTTTGAACTGTTCAAGGCGGCTCTGTCGCATGAGTGTCTGCACGCTTCCGACAGTCACCCGGAAGAAGCTGTCGAGGCAGGACTCCTCAGCCTTCTCAATGGAGCAGCCGAGTCCTGTCGCCTTCGCGATCTTATCCCTCGCCTGGTCAAGCAGCTCGCCACGGTGGGCGAGGATGAGCACCCTGTCGCCCATCCTCACGCAGTCCTCCGTGACCTTTGCGAAACAGATCGTCTTCCCCGTCCCCGTCGGGAGGACGAGAAGCGTCCGCTTCACGCCCTTCTTCCACTCGTCCTCGATGGCCGCCACAGCTTCGCCCTGATAGGGCCTCAGCTCCATCTTTGCCATTTAGAATCCCCTCTTCCATGCAGGGGCAGTCGTCGCAGGATCGCAGAAGCGCTCGATCTGGTTGCTCTGCCCCATTTCTCCGTTTCTCTTTTTGTACTCATTAACACTGATCTCACACTGGCCGCCTCTCGTGATCAGCGCAGGCCAGTTCATGCGCAGCTGCTCGCCCTGCCTTGCGAGGCCGGTGGAAATGAAGAGCTGTGAGATCTTCCACTGGAAATTCTTGTGAAGAATGAAGTTCTCGTGGCGGGTGATCTCGACCTCTTCACCCTCTTCTGTCTTTCCGGTAATGCGGAAAGTTACATTCGCCATCGGACAACCGGCGAACTTGCTGACGCTTCCGTCAGACTTAGGCTTATCCGACACATAGGTGCGCTCCACGTCCTCGACGATGAATGGATACGTACCGGCAGGAAGGATCTTCCGCTCCGGCGCCGAAGCATCCGCCTCAAATGTCTCTTCCCATGTCATAAACCCGTCTTTGTTAATATCTGCTGCCATTTCATAACCTCCTTATCAGTTGTACGGTATCTCTGCTTTGTCTCTTGCTTCCTTTGCCATTGCCGCGACCTTGTCGAAGTACGGGATGAGCCATCCGTCTACGAAGTCGCTCGGATAGTCCTTGATCGGCATGTCGTACGGCATATAACCCTTGCTCGCCACGACATTCTGGATATCCCATTCATCGATTTCATGCATCTCCATGAGCTTTCTGACCTTCTCCGGGATCGCGGGGTCGATGCTGACAGTGCGCTTCTCCGTCGCCTGCTCAGCCTTCTGTTCGGCCTTCTGTGCTGCGTCATACTCAGCGATCTTCTGTTCCGTGAAGCTGGTCAGCTCAGGGCTGGCGTCTTTCTTGAGCGTCTTTTTCGCATCAAATTCCCGCTTCGTGATTTCCTTCGCATCTTTCAGAGCATCCTCAGAGGGAACCGGCTCGCCCTTCTCGACCTTCCAGAACTTCCCGTCAGTCACGAAGTAATGCGTCTTCTTTGCCAGCTCCACCTTCGGAGCAGGAGCAGGTGAAGGCGTGGGCGCAGGTGCAGGAGTCGGGGCAGGTCTCTCGGGTTCAATCGGTTTATTCATCGCCATTGAACTTTCTTCAATGATTCCCCGGATGCCTTCATACGAAAAATCCATCTCGGCAGGAAGGCCGTAGCGGTTCTTTGCATCCCAGCAAGGGTGATGCTCCGTATACATGACGCGGCGTCCGCCCTTGCCTTTTCCTTTGCCCTGTTTATCCTTGTCCGTCACAATCGTCTTGTAGTTGGCGAAGAGTACCATGTCGCCCCACTCCTTGACGATCGCGCAAATATTGGACTTCGGGCTGTTCTGCAGCTTCAGCTCCCACCGGTCGTAGCTTCCTGTCTCGTCTGGCTGTTCGAATTTCCGCATAGCTGCATGTGCTGTGATCACAACATTGAATCCCTTGTCTGTCGCCTCAGAAAGCAGATTCAGGAGCTTCCCAAACTCTTCCCAGGCTACACGGTAGCCGGTCCCGTATCCGGGTGAGCTGATGCTGTCCCAGCGGTTCTGAGCGCATACATGATCGGCACACATCTTCTCCGCCCAGTCCGCTGTGTCGATAACGATGGTCTTGCAGGGCACATCGACATTGCCGTTGATGATCTCCCTGACGTCACTCAGCAGCTCCGTCCATGACAGCGGCTCGATCCTCGCCACATCCATCGATGTAGTGGATCCCTCGGTATCGATGAATACCGGATCTGGGAACTGTGATGCGAATGTGCTCTTGCCGATTCCTTCCGGGCCGTAAAGCACGACCTTCTTTGCCTTGGGAATTCTCCCCTTTGAAACTTTGATCATTCATTATTCCTCCTTGAAAAGATTCTGAATGTTATCCGGTCGACAGAAGTACTTGTGAACAAATGTCGCTGTGAAATTTACATCGTACAGCGTGCGCTTTTTGCTTCTGTCGTCGAATTTGTTGAATACTACAGTCCCGGTACTCGGATAGAAGCTGTGCCAGATTCCGCTCAGATCTTTTATGTTGAGCTGTCTGCCCTGATTCAGCTTTCTTGTTTCAAGTCCGAACTGTTCGCATAATTTCACGGCCTTTTCTATCTCCATTGGTATCCTCCTTAGAATTCTCCCGGTGTCCATGCCCTCTGTACAAACTTCGGCTTTTCTTCCTTTGCGGCTGCCTTCGCAGGTGCCTCCACTACAGTTCCATCTTCGATGATGATCGAGCATTCCTCGCCGGTGCTTACCCGTGTAGCGATGACCTGCAGTCCCTCAGCTTCGAGCCAGGAACTGAACTCAGCAAGTGTGTCGGTATCCATCTGCTCCAGCTTATCCATAAGTACAAAACCGCATTCCGGATTGATCTTCCGGACAATGGCAGTCGCGACGATCAGCTGTTCCGCACCGGACATGTCGCTCCACTGCTGCCCCTTGTAGACAAGCGCTCCCTCGTTGACCGAGAGTCCTTCAAGCGGCAGATCCGCAGAGTCGAGCAGGGCTTTGCGCTGTTCCCGTACTGCTTCGAGATCGCCAGTCAGCTTCTTGTACTCGTTCTGGAGCTGTTCCGCTTCGTCAACAGCATTGGCTTTCGTGAGGTTCGCCCTGACTCGGCGGTTGATTTCTTCGATGTTAGCAATGCTTTCCTCGATCTCCGCCGTGCTTTCATCCTCAAGCTGGGCGGCATCCTTCATGGCGATTTCTTCATCGTCAGACACTTTCTCATAAGCCTTTTTGCGCTCTTCGAGCCTTGCCGTCAGCTCAGCAATCTGTTCCTCAAGCCGCTGAGCCTCGTCAAAGATGCGGTGCTTTTCGAATGTGATTTCCTTCACTCTGTCGCGCTTGCGCTGATTCTCGCCGTTTCTTGCCAGAATCTCCTGCTGCTGTTTGATCAGTTCGGAAGCGCTGACCAGTTCCTCCGGAGCATCCGGATAGTATTCCAGAGCCTCAGCAAGCTTGGCTTTCTTGTCCGCGTCCCTGCCGACGAGAGTGCGCTCGCTATAAATGAGGCTCTCCTGCTTGTCCAGCTCTGAGAGCTCTTCGCCTACGCCAATGATCTGCAGCAGGGTCTCGCCCTTCTCCTTGTCGGAGGCGTTCAGGAACTTCGGCAGATTAAGCGCCAGCGGTTCGATGAATTCGTTGAGCAGCTTCTGCCCAGCCTTGCGACCTGTCGGATCAGCGACCTTGAGGGTGGCGTTCTTCCCGGAGCGCTCCACGATAAGCCCGTTGGAAAGCTCGATCTTAATCTTCCCCGGCACCGCCGAGCCATCCCGATTGAAGTTCTTCGGACGGTACTTCTCACCGCCGAGTGCATACACGATACTGTCAAGGACGCTGGTCTTGCCGTTGGCGTTCTTGCCGCCGATGATGGTCAGTCCATCCTCTGACGGGGAAAACTGCACTGCCTTGATCCGCTTTACATTCTCAGCTTCAAATGACGTTATCTTCACCATACTCTTCTCCTTTTACACCTCAATTCTCCCTGCCACTCTCACAATCTGCCGCAACAGTTCCACCGCTACATCATGCGCGCTTGCTGCCGGTGCGGTGATTCCAAGCTCCCGTTCCCTCTCAATCGGTCGATAGGGCGGAGCGTGTCCGATGTCCTCGCCGTAAGCCGCGTAATCCTGTAAGGCCACGAACCGGACCGAGACCTTCGACCTTCCGAAAATGTCCGAGACGTTGTATCTCTTTGGAGTGTTCGCCCGGATGCCCTCAACCAATCCCCTGACGTAGGGCTTCGACATGTCGAGCAGGACGGCGGCCTCGGCGATTGATACAAACTGCTTCATTCGCTTCCTCCTGTGTGAATTTAATTCACGTTTCCGGTCAAAAAAATAGCGTCTCGCTCTTCCGTTGTCAGTCTCAGTGCGTTAACGATGCCGACAATCTCGCTCGCCTTAAACTCACCGATGCCCTTTTTACGGTTGTAATACGTCTCACGGGATATGTGTGCCGCTTTTGCCACGGAGTCTATCGTCGAGCCTGACTTTGCCATGATTTCTTCAAGCAGTTCAAAATTCGTCACGTCTTCACCTCCTTCCTATTACTCAGCGTATTCAAAAATTAGTGTCATAAATGCGGCGATCGTCAAGACGATTTCCGCGACGACTGGGAAAATCTCGAATGTCAGCGCCGCGGGAGCAACCGCGAGAACCGCGAGGATGAGGATCAATCTAGCCGTTTCCATGTCCTCGCTCCTTCCTGAATCTCTCGACTGCCCGCCCGATCCGTGCGTGCCTCTCCTGATGCTTCAGTCTGTCAGTTGCCGCCCGGAGCTCGTTGCGGAGCCTGCGTTTATCCTCCTCTGCATCAATGAGGAGCTTAGCAAGCGCGTCCGTCCTTGCTGCCTTATTTGGGCTGTAAAATGCACAGCCCTTGCATGATTTGTTGGAAGTTGCCCGGCAGAACTTCCGAGCCGCTCCCGAGTAGAACACGCAGGACGGTTCCCGGCGCTCTTTCGGCATGAGCTTCAGATACTGGTCGATAATCTGACCTGCGCTCTTTGTTCCTGTTGCCGCGACCCGCTCATCCGGCTTTTCCCGGCAGAATCCGCAAGCACCGTCTTCGTTGTACGGCTCCGTCAGGATGGAGCAGATTCCATCTTTGCCCCGATGATGGCACGGTCGCCGGTCGATGCAGGGGACGGGTTCAAGTTTTCTGTACGGCATTGCATACCCTCCTTAATTCATTGACCTCTTCGCCCGTCAGGTCGTGCCTGACTCCATCCAGAAAAAAATGCGGGTCGTCGTCCTCGCTCTCATGGATCGGTCGGGCGTAGATGATGCCATCCGATTCGACGTTGATGCAGGGGATAGAGTAGATGCTGATAGTCCTCATGCAAAAGCACCTCCCCTCTGTGTTCCGTGTCTGCCGCAGTGTTCGTAGGCGTAGACATGCACCGATTTCTCGTATGCCTTCAGCCGGTTCGCGACCGCTTCCTTTGTCATGCCTGAGCGCTCCGCAATCTCTCCGATCGGGACGCCTCGGCGTCTCATGCTGACGATTTGCATTGTGGTCATTCGTCTTTCCTCCCTTCCATATAGTCGAAGATGTTCATTTGCCCGGGGATTTGTCCCTCCTCGTAAAGACTCCGCCATCCAACGCCGATATAGTCGAGGACTCTGCCCCATCCGTACGACGTCCCGTCCGGGTCCTTGCAACAGCGATTCATCCAATAATCCCATTCTTTCGGGTTCCGCTCTTTTAGCCGGTCGAACCTGTGCGGACGCTTCTCCATGTGAATCCCGAACCCGCACATTGTGCATCCGGTTCTCTGAGCTTTTGTCGTGTAGAGCGTGCCATCCGGTCGTTTTTCGATTGTCCCGTAAATCTCCGGAATCGGCACTTTTAAATCGAGCGCAAGCTGCAACAGGTCCTGCCTGTAAAAGATTGCGAACGGGCAGGAACGAACAGTCGACTTACCCCAATAATTGCACCCGTGCATCATGAGCGATTTTGCTCTTCGTCCACCCTCCGAAGCCATGAGTCCCAGAAACGGAAGGCTGTTGTGCTCCTTTGCCCAATCGTCGCAAGGCTTCTCTTTCAGGTAGTAGCAGCATTTCTGTGAAACCTTGAAGTTATCGGGTTTTCCATAATTCACGCCCTCGTTCTCGTTCTCGTATCCTCCGAACAGCTCCAACCATCTCTGCGACAGCTTCATTCGACTGTTTTTCTGCCATCCTCCATACTCGCCGGTTTCGCCCGTGATGATTGCATGGCGGACCGTCTTGTTATCTTCGGAAGGATTCTCGAGCAGTTCGATTTTCCCTGCGATTTCCTTCGACAGCACCGGAAAGCCAAATTCCTGCAAGATTTCCGGTTTCGTCCATGGCCTGCCCTGCTTCGTCCCGGTTGTGTGCTTTGCTGGCGTCAATCGGATTACGCCCATATACTTGTGGATTCGCTGAATGCTTCTGTCTTCCAGAGAAGAGCAGCTTATCATCTCCACATCCGCAAACCCGCAATAGTCGCGAATGAAATACGCCAGCGTGATAGAGTCGAGACCGCCGACCGAGACGTGCAAGTTATACCCTTTTTGTCGGGCTTCATGGTAAAACTCTCTGACAAGCCCTTGCGCGTATCGAATCTTTGCGGAATACGAAAGACACCGCTGTTTTTGCAGGAACGCCGCTTTTTTCTCTTCGACATTCTCTTCTTCCATGAGGTCAAAAACGGTCTTCATACCCCTCCCCTTAGTCATTCCATTCAGACTCGGACGCGTAGGCTTCGTCTTCCTCATAGAGCGGATGCTCATCGAGGAACACGCCGAGCGCTTCGTCTGCGCTGTGTGCGGCATACCCGGTCATGATGACCGCGCCGGTCTCCGTGCTTCTGATTGTGTAGCTCTTCATTCGCTTCTCCTCCTTCTGTTGTCCGCTTTTCCGCGGGCAATCGGAACGGCAGGATTCGAACCCGCGCATGACCTTCTTACGCTTACGCTTGGGACGGTACGCCTTTCCTCTTGGCTACGTTCCGTAGTGACTGGCGGCAGGCTTGGCCTTCGTCTACACTTTAAGCGCTCATTAACGCACCAGTCTGCATTTTGCCTCAAATCTTACAGAGTTCGACGTATTCCTCGGCTTCCATATCGTAATCGAAGATTGTCACCTCATAGCCCATGCAGGCGATGTTTCTCGCTCTGTTCCGAGCTTCTTCTAATGTCTTGCTGATCTTGAAAACTGCACCGTCTTCTGAGTTATACATGATTGCGAACATTGTTTTTCCTCCCTGTGAAAATGTGAATTTCCTTCACCCAGGTACTAATATAACTGCTTTACGCGTGAATGTCAAGCCACATTTACAGATTTGTTGAATTTATTTCACGAATGCGCTATATTGAGAGTGAGGGGAGTGAAGGAGGAGAACTATGAATGAACTATATAAGAACATAAAGAAGAGGCGTCAGGAGCTGAGTATGACGCAACAGGAACTTGCGGAGAAGATAGGATATACAGACCGCTCGAGTGTGGCAAAAATTGAGAACGGCAGGATCGACCTGAGTCAATCGAAGATAATGCAGATTGCAAAAGCGCTAGAGACAACGCCCGGCGATTTAATGGGAAATGTCGAACACGAAGAATCACAGTATTATGACAGCGAGACCGTCCAGATAGTCACCGATCGGCTCCGCAGGAACCCCGAGTATAGTGTGCTTTTTAAAGCATCCGCAAATGTCAGACCGGAGGATATAGACCTTGTTACAAAGTTTATCGAGAAGTTTTCAAATTAGAATATTCTGTCTGCCAATTCCCGGCAGGATCCAGTCATACGTTGTCCGAAAAGATGACTGGTACACGATCATCATCAATGAAGCACTCTCACCGGAAGCAAGGATGAGAGCGTACCATCACGAACTCGATCACATCGAACGTGGAGACTTTGACAGCGAAGAGGATACAGGTATGATAGAGATAAGAGCACACAGAGAGGAGGGAGAGCATGTATATCAGGGAACATAAAGGAAGATGGAGATACGCAGAATCCTTTTCAGACCCGCTCACAGGCCGAAAGAGAGAAGTTTCCGTTGTGCTTGATAAGAACACCGCCTCGACCAGAAAAGAGGCGTCAGCGCTCTTACAGGAGAAAATCAGACAGAAGAGGGCAGAAACGACACCCGGAGAGATGACCGTGGAAGAGCTGACGAAGAAATTTGTCGCATATCAATACAACATGTGGAAAGAATCGACCGCCCTCGAGGATGAAATCGAGATGAGGGGTATCTGCAAGCTCCTCGGCTCCGAGACGATGGTACACAAGGTATCGGCTCCAATCATCCGCGACCGGCTCGACAGCACGGGGAAGAGTCCAACGTGGAAGAATCAGCGCATCAAGCATATTAAGACACTGTGGCGGTGGGCTTACCGGCAGGGCTTCGTAGCGGACACTTCCGTCCCCGATCGACTGGAAAAGTATCCAGAAAAGACCGCCCGGCAGAAGGTCGCAGATAAATTCCTGGAATTGGACGATCTCCGGGAGCTTATCGACTCCATGGACGAAAACACCACCTATCAGCTTCTGACGCGCTTTCTGGTGCTCTCAGGCGTCCGAGTCGGGGAAGCCTTCGCCCTCACCCTAAAAGACGTGGATATGACCGCGCAGAGCATCACAGTAGATAAGACATACAGCCTGACCACGAAGAAGGTACAGACCACAAAGACGGAGATGTCCGAACGCGTCCTGCACATGCGCCCGGAGCTTTTGACGGTCGTCCGGTCTCAGCTCATCCACCAAAAACAGATTTGCCTCGCTTTCGGTGTCCGGTCGCCTCTTCTATTCCCGTGGATGGACGGCGGACACATGCACTATGAGGCATACGCTAAATATTTCCGGGAGCATGTTGTAAAAATCCGCGGCTCTGCCTTGCCTGTCCACTCACTCAGGCACACATATACATCCCTCATGGCGGAGGCGGGCGTCCCGATCGAAACGATCAGCCGCCAGCTTGGACACGCGGACAGCTCCATCACAAAGCAGATATACATGCACGTGACCGACAAGGTGAGAGAAGCGGACAATGCCCGGCTCGATGCGGTACGGATTTTATAATTTTCCGCATCCATTCCGCACGGGCTTATTTTTTGGCACAAAAAAAGACGCAGAAGGCTAGGTATTTCCTAGTCTCCTGCGCTTCGAGGTTAGATAGCCGGTAGGGCTACAGAACAAGGTTATAATACGTACAATAACGCATAACAGGAGCAGTTATTTCCTATTATATAGGAA